CGGGGCGGCGCTGCCGAGCTGGGCCTGGGATCCGCTCATCGTCGCGGCGGTGTAGAAGAGGGCCTGCGGGGCCCCGGAGGTGCCCGCGGGGTCGAACCAGCAGCGGATCATGCTGCGGCCGAGCGGGACCGGCATCGTGCTCGACACCTGGTTGACGCTGGTGCCGTCGTACCAGGTGAAGCAGGCGGTGCCGTCGCCGCCCAGGGCCAGCGCCCAGCAGTGCTCCCCCGACGACCACTGGCCGGCGAGGAAGCACGGCTCCCAGTTGTCGAGGTCCATGTCGACGCGGACGTCGATGTCGCCCGACAGGGTGAGGCCGGCGCTGCCGGGGCAGGAGGCGCCGGATGCGGCGTCGTCGGCGACCCGCAGGTAGTTCAGCGGGGCGGGCACCGACACCCGCAGCGGCGTGTTCCGGCCGAGCAGCCCGTACCAGGGGCCGGTGGGGTTTCGGGGGCTGAACTGGCCTGACTGGTTGTTCCACTGCATGTCGACTTCGGTCGGGGTGGCGGACGCCTGCTCGTCGGAGCGGCCGTACGAGACCTGGATCGCGGGCGACGTGCCGTCCCGCTGCAGCACGTCGGTCGTGATGTCGGTCCAGCCGCCCATGTCGAGCTCCACGCGCACGTCGAGCGGGGCGAGGGGGAAGACTGCGGTCATGTCGGCCACACCCTCCCGAACGCCTTCTGGGCGCTGTACTTGCCGCCGCCGCCCCGGTGGCGGACCTCGGCCTTGAGGTCGTTGAAGAGGCCGTCGAGGTACTTCTTGCCGGTCGGCCGGAACGTCAGGACGATGTCGAACTGCATGGCGCCGCCGCCCGCCCCGGCGATCGCGAGGCCGCCCGAGCGCTGCGGGCCCGCCGCCCGGGCGAGGCGGAGCGCCTGCTCGCCGACCGCGCCGATGCCGTCGCCGAGGCCGAGCGCGAGGCCCTGCGCGATCATCAGCCCGTGCGCCCGCATCACCCTGCTCGGGGAGCTGATCCCGAGTTCCTTCCGCAGGGTCGAGACCATGCTCTTGGCGATCTTCTGCATCATCTTGGTGATCTGGCTCTGCTGCGCCTCCAGGCCGGACAGGAACCCCTTCCCTGCCTGCTTCCCGCTGTCGTACAGCTCGTCGGCGGACTGCTTGCCGAGCGACGTCGACGCCCTGGCGATCTGCGCCTCTGCGGTGTTGATCTGCCGGATGTCGCCGATCCCGGACGCGGCGAGCTCGGCGGCGAGCGGGCCGCCCTGCTCGGGGCCCATCGCGATGATCTGCTGCAGGTACGCCTTGTTCAGCCCCATCTTCGCGAGCTTCTTCAGGTCCGACGCGAACTTCCGCACCGAGTTCACGTCGGCGCGGAGCCCGGAGATGATCGCCCCCGCCGACGCGGGCGTGCTCCCCGACCCGGCCGCGCTGGACAGGTTGTAGGACGACTCGGCGCTCGACGCCGTCGACTGCGCGAACGCGGTCGCGGCGGCGATCCTGCTGGCGATCAGGTTCCGCTCCTTCGCGAGCGTCTGCAGCCTCGCGTTGTCGGCCTTGACCCAGGCGGCCAGGCCCGAGGCGTCCGGGCGGCTGATGAGGCCGCCGGAGACGGCGTCCCAGATCTGCTTGAGGGCGGCGATGCTGGCGTGGCCGATCTTGCTCAGGACGCCGCTGGACAGCGAGGCGGTCATCGCGCCGCCGATGGCCTGCCCCATCGCCTGCTTCAGCGCCGCCTGCATCCGCGCGCCCAGCTCCCGGCCGAGCTCGCCGGACTGCGCGCCGGAGATCGACCCGGCGGCGGCGGCCGCGACGACCGCCTTCATCAGCGACTGGGTCTTGGCGAGCACCTGCGTCGACGTCTGCGTCATGCCGAGGGCGAGGCCCGTCATGATCTGCGCGCCGAGCTCGGCGAACTTCTTGCTCGGGCTGAAGATCCCCAGGACGCTCTTGGCCTTGCCGAGCAGGCCGCCGCCGATCGACTCGATCGCGTGGAGAGGCGCCTCGGCCATCGACTCGATGCCGTGCACGAGGCCCATGACCACCGCCTTGCCGGCGGACAGGAGCAGGTCCCCGAACCGGGCGGTCATGGCGAGGATCCGGCCCGGCAGCTGCCCGAAGAACGAGGTGACGTCGCGGAACATGCCGGCGGCGCCGGCGGTGATCTGCCGCCAGTGGTCGACGATGAACAGCACCGCCACCCCGATCGGCCCGGTCATGATCGCCAGCAGCAGCGGCCAGTGGGACTTGACCCAGTCGATCGCGGAGTCGACCGCGTGCAGGATCGTCTTGAAGTGGTCGACGACGAACAGGACGGACAGGCCGATCGGCCCGGTCAGGATGGCCAGGAGCAGCGGCCAGTGGTCCCGGATCCACCCGAACAGCGACGACACCGCGTCGCCGACCTTCCCGAAGTTAGTGATCCACCCGAGGGCGGCGGCGACGATCTTCGCGATCCAGCCGACCACGGCCGCGATGACGTCGGCGAGGCCGGCCAGCCACCCGGCGAGGATCGTGACCAGGCCGATGACGGGGGTCAGCGCGGTCAGCGCGAGCCTCACCACCAGGTTCACCAGCTGCATCAGCGGCGGGAGGATCGGCAGGAGCGCGGCGACGATCTTCAGCAGCGCCATCGCGAGCTGCCCGACCGACGGCAGCAGCGCCTGCAGCGCCTGGCCGAGGAACCCGGCCAGCATCTGCGCGAGCTGGGTGATCATCGGCAGCAGCGGCAGGACCGCCTCGCTCAGCAGCTGCCCGAGGATCGTGACGAGCGGGATCAGCACCGGGGTCAGGGCGGTCACCGCGGTGACCAGGACGCCCTGCAGGATCCCGGCGAGCTTGCCGACGATGTTGATGATGGGCGGCAGGATCGGCAGCAGCGCCGACGCGAGCGCGTTGACGAGCTTGCCGATCGGGCCGACGAGGTCCTCAAGGGCGTCCTCGATGTCGTTGAAGACGCCGCGGTTGTTCATCAGGTTGAACACCTGGCCGAGCGCCTTCGCGAGGATCCCGAACGCGGGTGCGACCGCCTTGATGACGCCGACGACGGCGGTCAGCCCGCCCGCGAGGTTGACGAGGAACGCCTTCGCGAACTGGCCGATGATCGCCCCGACCTCCTTCAGCACCGGCGCGAGCCCGCGGAACAGTCCGCCGATCTGCGTCAGGACGGGGGCGAGCACCTTCGCGAGGGTCGCGGCGACGGAGCCGATGACGGGGAACAGGCCGCCGAGGACGCCGAAGATCGCCTTCATCGCGACCGCCGCGGCCGCGACCGCGGGGGCCATGTCGCGGAAGAACCCGCCGAGGTCCTTGCCCAGGCCGCCGAGGACCTGCGCGAACGCCTTGATCGCGGGCATCGCCGTCTTCAGGATCGCGGCCAGCCCGGGCAGAAGCCCCCGGACCAGGGACTCCAGGCCCTTCAGGAGGGGGCCGATCATCGGGCCGACCGCCTTGAACATGCCGCTCAGCTCGGGGCCGATCGACTTGACGAACCCGCCGACCTGCTTGATCGCGGCGGTCTTCAGGGTGCCCATGATCTGGGTGCCGAGGCCCTTGAACTGGGCGGCGATCGCGGGGATCTTGGAGGCGATCATGACCCCGGCGCCGATCACCAGCCCCGCCCCGGCGACCGCGCCGAGCGCGGGCAGCGCCGCGACGGCGGTCGACAGGCCGGCGATGATCGTGCCCTTGAGGCCGCCCAGGAACGTCGTCACGAAGCTGTTGTGGAAGAAGCCGCCCTCTTCCTTCCCGGACTTCTCCATGTCCTTGCCGAGCCCGGACCCGCCGAGCTGCGACGACAGGTCGTTCAGCCCGCCGCCGGCCGCGCGCCGGAACGCCTCGCGGAACGCCAGGCCGTCCTTCTCCCCGGCGGCGGCCGCGTCGGCGGCGCCGTCCTTGACCTCGGGCTTGACGTCCTTGTCGGCCAGCGCGTCCAGCGCCGCGTCGACGGCGGTTACCTGGGCGAGCGCCCTGGCCGCCCCCGCCATGTCGATCCGCGGCGACGAGACCTTCTTGGAGATGGCCAGCAGTTTCGCGTCGAGGTCGGTGAGCTTTGCGTCGGCGGCCGCGTCGTCGACGTCGGCGCGGGCGGTCGCGACCTTCCCCGACAGCTCCGCCAGGCGCGCCCTCAGGTCGGTGAGGTCAGGCTTCGCCCCGTTGTCCGCCTTCAGCTTGATGCTGACGTAGTTGTCGGTCACGGGCCCTCACCTCCCTCAGTCCCCGTCGTCCTCCTCGTCCTCCTCCTCGCGGTGGCCGCGGCGGTGGACGTCGAGCATCCGCAGCAGCCCGGCGTCCTCGGCCATGAGCTGCGACGGCAGGCAGTGCCACCGGTCGCACAGGCCGAGGACGACCTCCGCCGCTAGGAGCTCGGCAGGCCTCTCGACAGGGCGGCCAGTTCGGGCGTCGGTCCCTCCGGCGAGCCCCCGCCAGAGGGCGAGGCGGCGGGCAAAGGGGGCGGCGCCTGCGTCATGGCCTGCGTGTAGTAGCCGAGGATCTCCCCGACGAACTGCGGGTCCTGGCTCATCAGCCCGTCGAGGCTCGCGGGCACCGGCTCGTCGTCGTCGTCGATCAGGTTCCAGGAGACGATGACCTTCGCGAACGGGGCGAACAGGTCCCGCAGCTTGCCCGCGATCTCCGACTTCGGCGTGCTCTCCATGTCGAGCTCCATGAGCCCGTCGATCTCGTCGGCGATGTCCATCAGCTTCAGCAGCCCGGACATCGACGTCCCGCGCGCGACCATCTCCATGCCCACGTGCGGCGTCTCGGAGAAGTCGATCTTGTACAGCTGCCGGACGGGCTTGTAGCCCTTCGCCGCCGGCTGCGCCTTGCCGCTCATGCCCACGTCGGAACCGCGCCGTCGGCGAGCGCCCCGTCGGCCTGCCAGGTGAGCTCGCCGCCCGCCCCGCGGGTGATGTCGTAGGCCGAGTACAGGACGTTGGCCGTCATGACCGGCGTCGACCCGTTCGACGTCGGGTACACCGACGTCGCCCGGTTCACGCTCGTCGACGGCACCGTTGAGAACACCGCGTGGCTCATGTTCGCCGCCGCGTTGAACACGCCCTTCGGCTGGAAGGTCAGGTCCGCGAGCAGCAGCAGCCGCTCGTTGGCCGACTTGTCGACGCCGGTGATGATCTGCACGGCGCGCGGCGTCGACAGGGTGAAGTCGGTGATGTCGTTGCTGATGGTCCGGGGCGTCCCGCCCGAGTCCGCCACCGTGATCGTGGCCCCGAGGCCTGATGTCTTGCTAATGGCTACTGCCCTCCTTGAATTGCTGCTCCCTTCTTGAAGCGGAGCAGGTAACCGATAGCCCTACGCATGAGGACCGGATCATCCGCCAGCAGGCCGATTGCCCTGTTGCAGCGATGACAGAGGAGCCCGCGGACCTGGCCGGTCTCGTGGTGGTGGTCAACCACGAGCCGCATGTCCCGCGCATGCGCCCGCCTCGCCGCCGCCCCGCAGACGGCGCACACGCCGCCCTGGCGGTCGAGCATCGCGTTGTACTCGTCGGGCGTGAGGCCGTACCTGGCGAGGCTGAGCTTCCGTTTCTGCGAGACGGTGCGGCCGGGATTATCGACGTGCCACTGCATGGCCTGCTCGGAGTTACAGCGCTTGCAGGCGGAACGCAGGATGGGGCCGCGCTTGCCGTCCCGGCTCTTGCTGAAATCGGAAATCGGCTTGACGATGCCGCATTTAGAGCAGCGCTTCGAATCGGCGGGCATGGCAAAAGTTTAGGGTTTGCTACTGTCATTTCGCCGACTACCCCCTATCCGCCTGCTCGGCCAGGCGGCCGATGTGCTCGGTGTAGTCCTCGGCCAGGTCGGCCAGGGACGTGTGCTCGCGGATGGTCCGCCGGGCGCCGGTGTCCTGGT